TCGTACGATCCTTTTTTGCGATTTTATTTTTCTTAATATAGTAGTTGATTTTACGATTAGCGTATGTAACGTGAGTGATATCCTGCTTGTCCCTTACGATCGGGTTCATCTCTGCAAAGATTTTCGCAAGGTCTTTCTTGCAGGAAGAATCCAGGGTAAATTCTGTTTTTCCGTCCTGGCTCTGCTGATATACATAGACTGCAAGGATATCCTGCCAGTTTCTTACCAGAAGACTGTCTGCAGATGTGGTGGTCTTGCTGCCGTTTACATCGCTGGCATCTGCTACTTTGTTCTTCTCTTTATATTCCTTCTCGATCTCATCCATAACAGAAGCGAAATCATCTGAGAAGGTCAGATTGTAGTTATTCTTCAGGCTGTCCAGATAGAAATCCTTACCTGCGTGGATATTGGACGCATAATATACCGGAGTTCCGGTCTGTGCAGCACTGGTATTACTCGTAAATGGATTATTCGTATTCGCATTGTTCTTCTGCGCTTCCAGCTGAGCAATAGTCGCTTCTGCCTGAACCAGCAGATTATAATTAGAAACCTGTGCCTTCTCTGTATCAGACAGGGCATTATATGCAGTGCGGATGCTCTGAACAGTGGCTTTCTTCTCCAGCGTGATGGTCTGTGCGTTCAACTCTTTGATTCTGTCGATCACATCCTGGGCTGCCTTCGTAATCTGTGAAGACGGTGTTGGTGTAGGATTCGCAGGTGTCGGAGTAGGATCTGTTGGTGTCGGAGTCGGATCTGCCGGTGCAGGTGTTGGCTCTGCAGGTGTTGGTGTCGGATCTACCGGTGCAGGTGTCGGGTCTGCAGGTGTCGGATCTACCGGCGCAGGTGTTGGCTCTGCAGGAGTCGGATCTGCCGGCGCCGGATCCTCTGATCCTGAATCAAAATCACCGGAATCGCTGAAATCAGAACCGTCTGCTGTATACGCAGCAGTATCCTCTGCTGCAAGTACGGACGCAGGACCGGATAATACCATTCCTGACATCAATGTCAGACATAAGAATCTGGTAAGATACTTGTTTTTCATATATCTAAATTGCTCCCTTCTTACTGTGAGCATGTCCTTACCCCCTGTTTATAAGGGCATACTGTCTAAATTACTTTTCACATTATTATGTTATTTCATAAGTGAATTATCCCGAAATATTAACCTGTTTTATTCTAGCATAATCATTTTTTGAAATCAACAGCTCAGGGCAGGTAAATTCCAGATTTGACCAAAATTCATTTTTTTGTCACATTTTAACCGAATCAAGTAAGTCCCCCTGCAGAAGTTGCGAAAAGCAACAAGCAGTGAGGAAGATATGTTTCAGAATGCAGGAAGGCTGTGCGGATATGATTTCCACACAGCCTTCCTGTATTCTTAGCGTATCTCTGTCAGGCTGCCTGAATGGCTCCTGCAAAGTTCTTATTACCAATACAGATCTGTATCAGTCCCTGCACTACCTGAAAACACATATTCAGGATAAAGCGGATATCCTCTTCCACGCTGCGGAGCTTGTTGAGGTATTTCTCATGAGTAGCTTCGATATAATCGATCAGGGTGGAGAAATCAGCGAAGCGGATGGCCGGTTCCAGATATGCATATGCTTCTCCCTGCTGTATACATTCTTTCAGTCTGTTCTTAAGTACTTTCTCATAATGATTATGCTGGCTGAAGCTTCCTGTATATGTTTTGTTATGAGGAAAGGTAAAATAATCCGCCATATAGTGGATCACTTCGCCGAACCGCCGCCAGTAAACTCTCTGGTTACTCTCATCCGGTCTGATATCTGCCAGTTCTTTCATCCGGTTCTTGACATCTTCAAATGTTCCGTAGAACTCGTGCCTTCTGGTGATAAAGGACGGTTTGATATCCGGCAGAATGCTGCCCAGACAGAAAGCCTTTCTGTGAGACTGCAGGCTTGCTGTGGTCTGCATCTGATCCGCAAGGTATCTTGCTAATAAAATATGTGATTTTTTACGCAATTTTCTTCCTCTTCTTTCTTTTGAGAACCTATCATTCTTATATATGGGAACGAATAATAATCAACTTAACCAACATAGAATACTATAGCAGATTTATACCTGTTATTCAAATAAAATTTTTGTAAACTTTTTCACATTTTCAGGTCAGACAACTGTTTCAGTAATTCCAGGTCACTGTCCTTTACTTTCAGGTTTGTCTCAATCTTCTCTCCCTCAGGAGTGGTGATCGCAATTTCAATGATGCTTCCTTCTTTAAGCCCTTTGCGTGAAACTGCCTGACAGAATGCCGGGAACTTGGGATGATTGCTCTTAAAGGTGTTCCATGCGCCTGTGATCTTCATGATATTTCCTATATTGTTTCCTATGTTCATATGATTGTTGTGTCCTTTCTTATCTCAACTGAATATTCCCGATTCTGAGAACTGATGCATATAATAACATACTTCAACGGATTTGGCTATACCAAAAGCCCCCCAGGATTAACTCCCGAGGGCTTTCATGCTGCTCATATTATTCTACATTCTCAAACATCTCTGCCAATGTCATGGAGATTTTCGGAAAATCTTTCAGTGTCACCACTGTATCTGCATTATAATGTTCTTCTTCTGGATCATCCTGCAAGATATAGCTATACTTCAAATCATATTTACCATCCTCAAGATAATAAATCTGTACTGCTCTTTCTTTCGGTGAGATGATCCAATACTCTTCTACACCTGCTGCCTGGTAAATTTCTTTCTTCACAGTCATATCTCTTAATGCTGTTGCCGGGCTAAGAGTTTCCACAATAAATCTGGGTGTACCAGTATAGGAACCACCTTTCAAATGCTTACGATCACATATAATCATCACATCTGGTATCACATAATCATTATTCTCCTGTGCATGATATTTATAATCCAGATTCTCCATGAATGCTAAACACAGTGTTCCCTGTAAACCGGTTGATATGATTCGATAAATATTACCATCTACAAGCCCATGCTGATAATTTGGTGATGGTGACATATCATAGATTACACCATTAATCTTCTCTTCTTTTCTATATTCCTCTTCAAGTAATGGCATATTATCACCTCCAAGTGAGTTTGGTTATATGTACATTATAATATAGGTTATGTCTGTTCAGCAACCTGTTTTTGATTCTGACAAAACGAATATAGATATCCGGTTACTGTTCAGTTTTGACACCATTTTCTCACAGTTTTGACACCATTTTGACACCATTTTTCATAAAGATGCGTAAAAATACGGTAAGATAGTGAAATTGAACTTCTCGCAAACCTTTTAAATCTCGCTGAAATCCGGTGTTCCATACAGGTCGAACGGAGTTGACTGGTAGACATAGTAATTCAGCCAGTTTGTATACAGGTTGTTCGCATGTGCTCTCCACATAAGGAGCGGTCTGTTTTCCGGGTTGTTGTCTTTGTAATAATTCTCCGGGATTTCGATGGGCAGGTTTTTGCTGACATCACGTTTGTACTCACCATCAAGAGTCACACGATCATATTCCGGATGTCCCATTACAAAGATCTTGCGGCCGCCGTCTGCCATTGCAAGGAAAAGCCCTGCTTCATCGGATTCAGCAAGCACTGTCAGCTCTTTACAGTTATGGATATCCTCGATGGGAACTTCCGTATGTCTGGAATGAGGTGCAAGGAACATATCGTCGAATCCGCGTACCAGCGGAATCTTACGGTTCATCACTTTATGCCAGAAAAGACCGAACATCTTCTTATCAAGTTTGCGCTTTTTCAGTCCATAGTGGTGGTAGAGTCCTGCCTGTGCAGCCCAGCACAGATAAATGGTGGAGGTAACATGGGTGTTTGTCCAGTCCATGATTTCTACCAGTTCCTTCCAGTAGTCTACCTCTTCGAATTCCATCTGCTCTACAGGAGCACCTGTGATGATCATTCCATCATATTTGTTATTTTTCAGTTCCGGAAATGTCTGATAAAATTTATTCAGATGACTCACAGATGTATTCTTCGCTTCATGGCTCTGTACTGCCATAAAGGTGACATCTACCTGCAGCGGTGTGTTGGAAAGGGAACGCAGAAGCTGAAGCTCTGTCTCCTCTTTCAGAGGCATCAGGTTCAGAATGAGGATCTGAATGGGGCGGATATCCTGATGGGATGCACGTGACTCATCCATCACGAAAATATTTTCTTTTTCCAGAATCTCTTTTACTGGCAGATCGCTCTGTATTTTAATTGGCATTATCTTATCTCCTGTTCTTATTATTTTATTGTTGTGCCATCTTCAGGAAATCTTCTTCAGAAAGGATCGGAATTCCCAGTTCTTTGGCTTTTTTATTCTTTGAAGAATTGGAAGTTGTGTCATTATTGATCAGGTAGTTCGTCTTCGATGTTACTGATCCGGTCACCTTGCCTCCCAGAGACTCAATAAATTCCTTTGCCTGTGCTCTGTTTGCAAAGTGCTCCACACTTCCTGTGATAACGAAATTCATGTTCCGGAAAATCTGCTCACCTGTCTTTTCTTCTTTCTTAACAGTCAGATGGCTCATCAGATGATCCAGTTTTCTGTTATTATCCTCGTTTGAAAAATAATCAGTCAGACTTCCGGCAATTACCGGTCCGATGGTATCAATAGAGCTGATTTCCTCTTTATCTGCATGACGGATCTTCTCCAGATCATCATCAAAATGCCTGCAGATCACTTTTGCATTGGCAAGACCGATATTGGCGATTCCAAGGCTGTAGATCACCTTCGCAAGAGTAGTCTCCTTAGCTTTATCAAGGCTGGTCATCAGGTTCTCAAAGGATTTCTCCCCGAATCCGTCCATCTCCACAATCTCATCACGATGCTTTCCAATCTCAAAAATATCTCCGAAATCATGAATAAAGCCTCTTGCAATGAATTTCTCCAGTGTTGCTTCTGACAGTCCGTCAATGTTCATGGCATCCCTGCTTGCAAAAAGTGCAAAGGATTTGATCTTCTTTGCGGCACAGTCAGGATTTGTACAGTAAAGTGCCTCCACATCATTTACCTTCTGTATCTGTGTTCCATGGCCACATGCAGGGCAGGTATCCGGAATTTCCAGTTTACTGCTGCGTGTGAGGTTTTCTGCAATCTGCGGAACGATCATATTTGCTTTATATACAGTGATCGTATCCCCGATACCAAGCTGCAATTCTTTTAGAATGCTCACATTGTGTACGCTGGCGCGGCTCACAGTGGTTCCCTCCAGCTCAACCGGTTCAAAAACAGCCACCGGATTGATCAGCCCTGTTCTTGACGGGCTCCATTCGATCTCCAGAAGATGGGTTTCTCTGATCTCATCTGCCCATTTGAATGCAAAAGCATTTCTGGGAAATTTCGCCGTTCTTCCAAGGGAATCTCCGTATGCAATATCATCATAAAGAGCAACCAGTCCGTCCGACGGAAAATCATTCTCAGTGATCGCAGTTGAAAAATATTCCATGGCTTCATCCAGCGTTGAAGCTGTGACTGTCCTGTATTCCACTACATCAAATCCCTGTTCTTTCAGCCATTCAAACTGCCGGGCTCTTGAATTATGGAAATCAACCCCGTCGGCGCTTACCAGCGTAAATGCGTAGAAACGCACATTCCTGCGGGCTGTGATCTCATTGTTTAACTGGCGGACAGAACCGCTGCATAAGTTTCTCGGATTCTTGTATTTCGCATCAACGTCTTCTATGGATTCATTGATCCGTTCAAAGTCTGAATAGGTAATGATCGCTTCCCCGCGTAACACCAGTCTTCCCTGATACGGGATTTTAAGAGGAACGTTCTTAAATACTCTGGCATTATTGGTGACAACCTCTCCTGTCACACCGTTTCCACGTGTAACTGCTTTGGCAAGTCCTCCATTCTCGTAGGTAAGAACGATCGTCAGTCCGTCCAGCTTCCATGACAGAAGCGTTTTGTGTTCCCCGATAAATTCCCTCAGAACTTCTCTGTCCTTAGTCTTGTCCAGAGACAGCATGGGGGATTCGTGTTCTTCTTTTGGAAGCTGGTCAACTGCCTCGTACCCTACGCTTATGGTTGGGCTGTTTGCCAGAACAGTGCCTGTCTCTTTCTCCAGAGCCTGAAGCTCGTCGTACATCTGATCGTACTCTCTGTTGCTTATGATCTCTGTATCCTGCTGGTAATACGCCTTTGCTGCCCTGTCCAGCTTTTGCACCAGCTCTTTCATTCGCATGATCGCTGCTGTTTCCATTCTGTTCTCCTGTTCTGATCACTGTTTCACTTGTGGAAGATTCCAGTAAATGGTTCAGTTCTTCCCATTCCTGTGCTGTGATCTCTCTGTATTCGCCTTCTCTGATCCCGTCCAGAGTCAGATTCATGATCCTGATCCTTTTCAGCTTCTGTACCTCATATCCCAGATACCGGCACATTCTGCGGATCTGCCGGTTCAGTCCCTGTGTCAGAATGATCCGAAAGCTGCATTCTCCTGTCTGCACCACTCTGCATGGTCTGGTCACTGTATCAAGAACAGGGACTCCCTTGCTCATCCTTCGGACAAATTCCCTGTCCACCGGCTTATTCACTGTCACAAAATATTCTTTCTCATGATAGTTTCCGGCGCGCATGATCTTATTGACCAGATCTCCTTCATTTGTCAGAAGGAGAAGGCCCTGTGATTCTTTATCCAGTCTGCCCACAGGATAAACACGCAGAGGATAATCCAGATAATCTGTTACCGTTGTCTCATCAAACTGCTGCTTTGTACTGCACACGATCCCTCTGGGTTTGTTAAAAAGAAGCAGTACTTTTTTTTCATTTTTATGGACAGGTATATTGTCTGCACAGACCTCATCTTCCAGGCTGACTTTCTGACCGCTTTCTGCTTTTTTTCCGTTTACCGTAATCCTTCCCTCTTCGATCATCCGGTCGGCTTCCCGTCTGGAGCATATGCCTGCCTCGCTTAAATATTTGTTTATTCTGATTTTTTCGTCCATTGTTCTATTATATAATTTTTTGTACATCTTATCAACGGTGAAATTTTTCTGGAATTTTTTTCAAAAGGGCAGGAATGGGGAATCGCCTTGTATTTTGTCAGATTTTATTGTATGATATCGAATGACAGGATATCTTTTTTGTCACTGATTTTATCAAAAAGGAGGCTTTCATGTCAGATAATTTACCACGTACAAACCGGTGGCTGATCGCACTTTCTGTTATTCTGTGTCTGATACTTGGAGGAATTTTCACCCGTTCTTCCGCTGTGACTTCACAGGCAGATGCCATCAGCGATGCCGGAGCTTTCGTGTCAGAAGATCAGGATTCTGCGGAGTTTACTTCTGAGGAAACATTGACTGATAGCAATGATAATTTTACGGATTCTTCTTCCGGGAAACTGTTTGGACGCACTTCTTCAGATTCATCTGAGACTTCTCCGGGCGGTCCTGCATTAAGCACTGATATCTCGCCTGAGGCATCAGAGGGCAGCTGGGCTTCCAGCGGAAGTAACTGGATGTTTCTGGTGGATGATAAACCATACACAGGATGGTTCACAGATACAGACGGGAAACAGTACTATATGGATGAGACCGGTATTATGCAGACAGGCTGGACAGATATCGGAAAGAAGCGGTATTATTTTGATATGGATGGCATTCTGCAGACAGGGACTGTAATAATAGATAAGAAAACTTATGAACTGGATACAGATGGTTCTCTGAAAGATTATACACCAAAGAAAAAATCCTCGAAGAAGAAATCTTCAGGTAAGTCAGACACCTCTGACAAGTCCGGTACATCTACGGCAAAGAAGTCGGTCGCCCTTACTTTTGATGATGGTCCCAGTTCTTTTACAGACCGTCTTCTGGACTGTCTGGAAGAAAATAATGCAAAGGCAACTTTCTTTATGGTGGGTACTGAGATTGCCAGTTTTCCGGACGAAGTAAAACGCATGAAGAAACTGGGCTGTGAACTTGGAAACCACACTTATGACCATAAGGATCTGGCGACTCTTTCTTCGGATGAGATCAGTTCAGAAATTGCAAGAGTGGATGAACAGCTTGTAAATCTTACAGGTGAGGGAGCTTCGGTGGTCCGCCCGCCATATGGATCTGTTAATGATACTGTAAAATCAACTGTGGGAACCCCGATGATTCTGTGGTCCATTGACACCCTGGACTGGAAAACGCAGGATGTGGAATCTACGGTTGAGGAAGTCATGAATAACGTAAAAGATGGTTCCATTATTCTGATGCATGACATTTTCAGCACCTCTGTAGATGCAGCCGAGATCCTGATCCCGCAGCTTATCGAAGAAGGCTATCAGCTTGTAACAGTGCACGAACTGGCTTCCCTGCATCAGACAGAATTATCGACAGGAGTTACATACGGTGAATTTAATCGAATCAAGTAAGTCCCTTGCGGAAGTTGCGAAAAGTAATAAGAACAGCAAAATCTCCAGCAGAAGCTGACAAGAACAATGTCAGAAAAACGGAACGTAAAAAATACAGGCAGTTACCACAAGGATAACCGCCTGTATTTTTTACGTTCCATATTCAATTTTATTCAAGTAAATCTCCTCTGATGTATCCGGTCTGACCGTCGTAGTCGATCTGAACCCATTCACCATCAGTACCTGTCTTCTGAACCTGATCACCTGCTGAGATCACGCCAAGGATATCAGCATCTGTGCTGGCTTCTGCGCGTACATTACATTCCTCCGAAGCAGTAAGCATCGTGCCATCTTCTGCCTCTGTTGACACACCTGCTTCCTCCCCAAGACCATTCAGGAATTCTTCAAGAGACGGATCAGATTGCTGTGCCTGATCCAGTTCATTCTGCACCTTCTTTATAAGAGCTGAAACATCACTGTCTGATAACTGTTTTTCCATATATGCGGAAATCTCAGAATCCTGTAAAGCTCCGTTATTGATCACCCAGTTTCCTTCGCTGTTCTTATATACATAGAACTGAGTCAGTGCAGGGGCCTTGGTCTCAACGCCCTGACAGATATACGAGAAACAGGCGTAAACCACGTAAGAATCATCTGTCATACCTTTCTTCGTGTACACATCGCCTACTTCATACCCTTCGATATAATCTTTCAAATTTGTGACTTTTGACTCATCAGACGGTGTGAAATCATCTTCCAGAGTCTTCAGCGTTGCAATATCTTTTTCCCCCAGAGCCTGATAATAGCTCGTGATCAATGCAGTAACGTCTGCATCTGCTGTTTCCATGGGATTGGCGTCTTCTTTCTTCTCGTCAGACTCCCCTTCACTTATCGGAGAAGAAGGAACATTTCCCTGGTCTTCGGATGTGGTTTTCTGTTCATCTCCGGAATTCCCCTTATTACTTCCGGAACAGGCTCGAATGCCGCAAAACAGGACAACCACAATTATCAGAATAGCTCCACCCAGCATAAAATACCGGAGATTATCTGATAACCATTCTCTAAAATCATCCAAGTTCTTGTCCTCCTTATGAGTTACCGTTTGCTCCGTTCACTGCCGCCATACGATTTCTGACAGTTCCCGATTCTGATAACTCCTGTGATACAACGCACCGGAACTGTACATACGTCCCAGGCAGCACGCCTGAAGGGAATCGAACCCCCGCACATGGTACCGGAAACCACTGCTCTATCCACTGAGCTACAGGCGCGTATCTTGAAAATCAATCTTTTGAAACCTTTGTAAATACTGAAAAGCATTGATTTTACTGGCTTTAAAGCCACTTTGCAAGAGATATTCAGTTGTAAAACTTGATACCTAGTCGTGTTAGTTTATACCCTTTTCACCCTATTAAATTTAATTCATAAGGGGGAAATAAGGGGGAATATTTCATTTTCCGCATTGATAAGGGGGAAATAATTATTGCTTCATCCTTATCCGTATGCTATAATTTACTTAACACATAATTCATATTATCATAATTTTGGAAAAAAGTAAAGTTTTTTATTTTGTAAGTAAAATTAGTGTAATTTTGTACAACGGAGGGATGTATATGGCAAGAAGGGAAAAAGGTTCAGGATCATGGGATACTGTAACAAAGAATGACATTACATACTATAGGTACCGTAAGAAATATAATGGTATGACAAGCCGGAAAGAATTTGTAGGAAGGACAAAAGCTGATGTAAAACGCAAGATACAAGAATTTGAAGCTAAGAGTATGAGGGTTAACCAAAAAGATTATCGTAAGATGACTCTTGGGGAATGTATAGATAATATCCTGCAGACGTTGGAGCCAACTTTCAAGACAAATAACTATGCTACTCTTCAGTCTACAAATCGCTGCTATATTAAAACTAATCCGATTGCTGATGTACAGATGGCTGCTATAGACAAGATTGTTATTCAAACATACTATACAAATATGTCGAAGAAATATTCTGAGAGCACTGTTAAAAAGACACGAACTCTTTTCAATATTGTTTTCGATTATCTTGTATCCTGTAACATCATCACAGAGAATCCTGCAAAAGGGATTAAGATGCCGCATAAGTCAAAATATGCAGTACAGAAGAAAGAGCACTCTTTCTTATCTTTAGAAGAAGCTGAGAAGTTTTATAAGACGGCTCTTATGAAAGCAGATTCTGCTTTGCCAGGCGTAAAGACAGGTGATTACATCTATGGACGTAATGCTAGGTTCTGTCTGTTAGTTCTTTATACTGGTATGCGTATAGGAGAAGCTTATGCTCTCACATGGAAAGATATAGATTTTAAGAATAATACCATTAACATAGATAAGACAATGGAGCGTATCAAAGTAGATAGCAAATATCAGTGGCTCATAGATACACCAAAGCGTCCTAAGTCAATCAGAGTCATTCCTCTGGCAAATCGTGCAAAGGAACAGTTGCTCTGGCTTAAAACTGTGTCTCCTGGACTGGAAGCATCCGGAGATGACCATATATTCGTAACTAAGAACAATATTCCACCATCACAGTCAACTCTTACCAGGACGCTTAAAGCAATCCTCAAGAGAGCTGATATTGAATCTGACGGTTTCGGCTTACATGATCTCAGACATTCATTTGGGTCCATGCTGCTGCAGAAAGGATGGGAACAGAACCAACCTGTAGATATCAAGGTAATATCAGAGATACTTGGACATGAAGATGTTTCCACAACTTATAACATATATATGCATATCATGAATAAACATAAATCAGAAGTCATAAATTTACTTGATTAAAAATAAGGGAGTTATATCATTTCGATATAGCTCCCATTTTTTTACTATAAAAATATTGTTTTACGTATATTATCAGATATCCATTTAAGATACTTTTCTTTAGGAATCCTGTATGTATTTCCTATTTTTATTTTAGGAAAAGAACTTAATTGAATAAGCTGATATGTTTTGTTGCGTCCTATTTTAAGATGTTTTTGTATATCTGTTGGAGTTAACATTTCATCCATTCCATACTCCTTTTGATTATATGAGCCATATTTAAAGGACTCCATGAATAGCCTTTATTTGAAATTACATAATCTACTTCATCCTTAATACCATCAAATTGACCCACATCAGATAGATTTCTCCTATAGGCTTCTTCTATGTCGTCACCACGTTCCAGAATTTTAATTAATCTATCCCTTCGAGGAACATCAATATAGAAAGATATAATATGCAAATCTTTGTTCTTCTTTAATTGTCTGAGCCCATGAGGAGTCAAGACAACTACTTTATCATCTGTACAGTCTTCTTTGGCTGTTCCATATTGCCAACCATTGTAAGAAGCATGTTCAGCAAAAAGATCTTTTTCTATCATATCATTAAATTGCTCTTCTGTAATAAAATGATATGTTTCTCCATCTACATCTTCTTTTCTCATAGGTCTAGTAGTATATGTAACTATTTTATTAAAACCTAAAGCAATAAGCTCTCTTTCAATAGAACTTTTACCTGATGCTGATTCTCCTACAAGTACTATCATTCTTTAGTCTCCTTTGTATAAGTAATTAACTCCTTAGCATAAGGAAGAGTTAAAATCCAGTCACAGAACTGATGCCATTCAGTTAATTTATGAGACTTCCTCTGAAAATACATAGAACGAAGATTCTCATAATTCAAACTGAGAGTTCTTGTCTGAAGCCATCCATTAGGCAACCAACGTACTAAAGCTTTCCAATAGCGTTTGTCTTTAGTCTCAAGATATTTCTGTCTATAATGCTCACACTGATTAATAATAACTGCTGGGTCTTCAATCTCTGAATCGAAATCGTCTGTTTCAAAACATTCCAAAGTAATAGGTGTACTAGCAAGTTTGTGCATTGTACTGGAACTATTAGCTACTGTTCCTACTTTGTATGTATCGTACTCTTTCCACCAATAAAGCGGTGCGGTAATAGTAACAGCTACAGAAATCTGTCTTAAAAATTTTCTATGCTCTGGTCCGGCACTGATAAGTCTCTGACATAAATCCATATCGTTTGGACCAATAATATAATCCGTCATTCCACACTGGTCGTAAGGTCCATCATCAAATGGGCATTCACCACATTCGGCAAGCACACAAGAAACACTATCACTCTTACTATGAGACATTAACGGCAGTCTCATTCCATAAAGTGCTTCTTCAAAGTTATATACATGTGTTCTTTCAAATTTCATAGTTAAACCCTCCACTTTTTAATAGCTTTATTAAAAATTTCTATATCTATTTCTGGACCCATAATATTTATGTCAATATCTTTTGGTAATCCAAAAGATAAGACTCCCAGAATAGACTTTAAATCAATAACATATCTTCCGAACTGTGCATCAATATCACAATTTTTAAATCTATTGGCAATACTGACAATTTCTGTAGCATCTGTCGAATCATTTAGTCGAATTTTCATCTTTATCCTTTCTTTTTGTTAAATAGTATGATATAGTGTAGATGGTTGTTTTATACACTTCACTTGTACACAACCAACACACATTTTTTTTAGAGGCACTCTATTCAGCGCCTCTATTTTTTATTTATCTGTACTTCCAAATCCACCATTACGAGTACCCTCAGTTTTATCATCTTCTGTAATTCCATAAGGTAAGAAAATCCCCTGACAGAAGCCATCACCTTTAGCTACTTTCATAGTTTTAACCCCTTCATTGGTAATTTTAACCATAATATGCCCTTCGTTATCTGAATAGAAATAATCACTGTCAATGATGCCAACTGTGTTCTCAAGTCTTATTCTATATTTAAAACCTAAACCACTTCTTGGAAACAACATTAGTACCCAATCATTGTTCATTCCGCAACGAATACCAGTTGGAATCTTAATTGTTTCTCCCGGCTCTAACACAAATGACAACGGTGAATAGAAGTCATAGCCAGCACTACCTTTAGTTGCTCTCTGAGGAAGTTCAATAGGGTAATATGCATCTTTAATTGTTTTATCAGTAATCATTGACGGCTTACTGAATGAATCTTTCCATGCTGTTTCAAACTGTTCATAAGATACTTTTTCAAATTTTGCAACTCTTTTTGCCATATTAATAATCTCCTTTGTGTATGTAATATTGTGATTCTTTTATTGATAAGTTCATGCTAAAAATGTAATTCTTCATCACTTAGTCTGATTTGAATATAAACATTTTTATTGTCTTTAGGAATAAATCCATATACATGAACTTTTTCATTTGGATCATCAAAACATAAAATATTAGTATTTTCATCTTCTGGTTTTAACAAGTCCATAGCAAATTTTCTTATTGCTCTTTTCTGTAAAATTCTTGATTTACTACGTAGATTATTAGCACACCATATCCATCCATAACCAATACCTTCAACATTTATCCAGCAACATATATCTGGACGACTCTCATCATCATACCAATACTCACATACTTCTATATTTTTATATCTTTTTATTGGTATTCTAATATCTTTCTTTTTAAGAATATAATATATATCATCAGATAAATTGAAGTCTTTTATTACTCCTTGCAATGTCATAAACTAATCTGACCTTTCATTTTATATTTTCTTTTAAATACTTAATATATTTGTCCCATTCACCTAATGAATGGATATATTCTTTAGTTTTTAAACATTTTTTCTTCATATCTTTTTTCAAATCAATTGTCCTATACTGCTTACTTTTTTGAAGTTTATTGGTCAAAAAAGCGTCAGTTACCCTAGAGACTAACAAGTAATCCTTGTTGTCCATAGAATCCAAAATAGCGTTGTATTCTGCTAAATCTTCATCAGGAATAGGGTAATCACATTTGGGTAAGTTCTTAGTCGAGAAAGGACTAATATCTGATCCTGCAGTTGCAGGTTTAAGAAAAGATGCTATGTATTCTAACTTACGAGCATGGAACTTAAATTCTATTTCTTTATCATTTTCCATGATACTTCGTACAGTTCCTTCATCTTCAAGTGCTTTGTATAATTCTTCATAAGTCTTATATTCCGGTAGTCCAATATCATTAGCTATAGCTTTTAAAATATTGTGTCCTCTTCCTATAGATGGAATGTAAGCCACAAGAGTAGAAAAACCATAATGATATATCTGAGCACCACCATAGCATTTGATATAAATATCATCAAAACTTGGGTCTATTCCTCCAGAATCATCTCTGGGATAATCATTGGTACTTTGATCTATTGCAGCTTTTAGTCTGTAAGTACCTTTATATTTCATTAGATATTTTGCCATTTAAAAACCTCTTTAGAATCAGTTCCTTTCTTAAATCCAAAGAACGGAACATCTTCTTTAAAAATATAATCATCATTAATATAGTAACATGGATGCTCTTTTGTCTTTATAAAGAAGCATTCCTCTTGCGTTAACTCACAACAGTTAAATAAATAACTTTCTCTGTAATAATCACAATTGAGACAATTCATTTTAGTTTTTTTACTCCCTTTAACTCATTGACAATGGTAATAAAAACGCCCACAAGCACCATGGAGATTCTGTAATTTTCATACCTATTATTACTGCTACAGCAGTTGAAATCCATGCTATTGCTTTTGCAAATTCCATATATTAATTCTCCTTTAATACCATAATAACTGCATTACACATACCAATAATCTTTTGAAATTTTTCATCTTTCGAATGAACGTTTGCGCTAGACAAGGCATATCCATTTTCTGCAATTTCTTTTATTGCTGACATCCATTCAACAACAATGTTACTACCAGATTTTTCTTTAAGCTGATTTTCAGCATACATTCTTTCTTTATAAATAACTTCTTTATCAATCATTGTTAATATTCCTCATAGTCAGTCTCATCACTGATATTTAATTTATGTTCCTCAGCTTCATGTACTTTATTCAATGCGACTTTTTTACTATCAAATACTACTTCTCCTACAGTGTTAAATCCTAAGAGATACTCATGTTTATCTCTTTTATCCATACCTACAAAGTAGGTGTCTGTGACTGTGCGAACAGTCAAATCACAGACATCATAGATACCTACTGTAGGGAAAATTCTTGTATAATAGAGCTTGTCACCTTTCTCTATTACCTTCATAGCAACCCGCCTCCGCAATAACTTTCTTAATTACTCTTTGATTACTGCTGCCTTTCCATAATAAACCAGGGTCTCTCAGTTCATCTATATATGGCCCATCAACAACAACATCACACAAACCAGCCGTAAAGAGCTTTAAACCTTCTAGCTCTGTCCATCTATAGCCTGTATAGAGCCATACTTTTTTAGTTGGATACATAGTTTTAATCTTATTGATTAGAGTATATATAGTTTCAACGTTTTCATCTGCTAAAGGTTCTCCCCCAAGGATACTAATTCTTTTAATGTAGGGTCTGTCTATTAATTGTAGAAATTTTTCTTCTGTAGAATCAGTCCAAGGTTTACCTCCTGTGAAATCCCATGTTTCAGAGTTAAAGCAGTTTTTACAATGGAAGTGGCACCCCTGTACAAACAGGGATACACCAATTCCTTCACCATTTGAGATGTCCATTGATCTTATTTGTGCGTATCTCATAATTCAATCTCCTGATTGTCGAGATGATAAACTCGATCATGAATATCTCCATAACGTCCCTGATTTCCTCCATTCTTTGCAGTTCCTATATAACCGCATACTCTGAAAGCAATATCCATTGTTGTGTTATCATCATTGCCGCACTTAGGGCAAATCCACTTAAGAGTGCCATTTTCATCTACCAGTGGGATATCTCCATCATAACCACATTTCTCGCAATAGCAGCTTTTAGTATTAATTTCGGCATACATAATATTGTCGTACATATATTTGATCACTTCTAGTAAAGCAGCTACATTTTGAATCATGCTTGGAGTCTCAATATATGAGATAGCTCCACCAGGAGACAGCTTCTGAAATTTAGATTCTATTCTAAGTTTTTCAAATGCATCAATTGGTTCAAATACCGGAATGTGGTAGCTATTTGTAATGTAATTTCTATCGAAACCATCTAGTTTAATAAAAATATCATTACCGAATCTATTTTTTAGACATTTAGCAAACTTATATGTAGTAGATTCAAGCGGTGTGCCATATAAGCTATAATCTATATTTTCAGCTTCTTTCCACTGAGTGCATTTATCATTGAGAGCTTGCATTACTTCTAATCCAAATGCTTCTCCTATTCCCTCATCTGAATGGCTATGTCCTGTCATGTATTTCACGCACTCATAAAGTCCGGCATAGCCAAGGGAAATAGTGGAGTACCCATCATATAAAAGTCTGTCAATTTTTTCATGTTTTTTTAATCTAGCTAATGCTCCATACTGCCAGAGGATAGGAGCTACATCAGAAGAGGTACCTTTTAATCTCTCATGCCTAGCTCTTAACGCTTTATGACATAATTCGGTTCTTTCTTCAAAAAGCTCCCAGAACTTGTCCATGTCTCCTTCAGAAGAAAAAGCAATATCAGGTAATGAAATTGTTACCACTCCTTGATTGAAACGACCATAGTATTTATGTTTATTTGGTTCGTAGTTCTTAGCATCAGCAATATTTCCAACACCTTTATCAGTAAATCTATCAGGTGTAAGGAAGCTTCTACATCCCATACATGTGTAAACATCATGTTTCAGCTCCAACATCATTTTTTCAGAAATATAATCTGGAACTAATCTCTTAGCAGAGCACTCTGCTGCCAGTTTAGTCAGATACCAATATGGACTATTTTCTGTAATATTATCTTTTTCAGTAACGTAGATAAGTTTTGGAAAAGCAGGTGCAACAAACACTCCATCCTCATTCTTTACACCCTGAATTCTCTGTCGAAGCATTTCTTCGATTAATATAGCTAAATCCTTTTTTTCTTGTTCATTTTTAGCTTCATTAAGATACATAAAAATTGTAATAAAAGGAGCTTGACCATTGGTTGTCATTAGAGTAACTAACTGATATTGAATAGTCTGAACTCCACGCTTGACCTCTTCTCTCAATCTTCTCTCAACTATTTCATTGATTATAGATTCTTCATCTATATAAGTTTCTGTTACCAGTGCAAAGTCTTTTTTTACTTCCTCTTTAATTTTTTCTCTACTAATATTTACGAAAGGTGCAAGATGTGCTAATGAAATACTCTGACCGCCATACTGAGAGCTAGCTACCTGTGCTATAGCTTGAGTAGCTATATTACAAGCTGTTGAAAAACTATGCGGTTTTTCAATTAATGTCTCACTAATGACAGTGCCGTTTTGAAGCATATCCTCTAAATTGATTAAATCACAATTATGCATATGCTGAATAAAATAGTCAGCATCATGAAAATGAATGATTCCTTCATCATGTGCTTGTACTATCTCTGGCGATAATAAATATCTTCTAACCGCATCGGTACTTACAATGCCAGCCATATAGTCTCTAATAGTAGTATTTAATACAGGATTTTTATTGGCATTTTCATTCTTCCAGTAATCATTATCACCATCAAGAAGTTTGATAATATCCATGTCTGTAGTATTACTATACTCTCTTTGGAACTCACGAATACTTCTATATCCTTCATAGGCTCTAGCTGTTAATCTTTGTTTCTTAGAGATTAATTTATCATAGACCATTAATTCAATATCTGAGATATAGACTTCATCTTTATCTTTACATAATTCTTCAATTTCATCAGCAATATTTTCTGCTATCTGTAGTTTAACAATTCCAGAACCGTTTTTCATAGCTTTCAGAATCGCTGTGGTAATTTTGGTTTTATCAAATTCTACCTCAGTACAATCTCTTTTGATTACTTTTACCATACACATTCTCCTTAATCGTAATAATTAATAATATAATCAACAGCTTCTTCAAGAGTATCAAACACTACATCACAATCTTCAGGAAGCCATTCATATACATTCTGTTTCCCAAATCCAATAACAGGTATCCCTTTATCAACTGCATATTGTAATTCCTGTCCAGTTCCCACAGAATTTTCAGTATTATTAAGGTTTACTAAAATCAAATCACTATTGGCGATGAGATACTTTATATAGAAATTTTTTGTCTGCTTGGCTGTAATAGATTTAGAGCCATCTCTAGGAAAATACTCTGTTGGATCATATAAGTGATATGCAATAAGATCTAAATACTTTTGTGCTAAAATAAATCTCTCAAAAGCTTCATTCCTCCAAGATGTCCCTTCATCAACTAATCCTTTGCAAGCACCAGCTAAATAAATATTTAATCTTTTCATTTTATTCCTCCATCATATATTTAATAAACAAAGCTGCATCATCAGGGTTCTCACAATGCAATTCAAGAGTATCTAATAAAGTGTCCCCTGACTGTACCAAAGCAGTTAAAACAAATCTGCATAACTGACTGTTAAGGACAATATTGTCACCTTCCGGTGAGACAATATCTACTCTTCCTTTACATTTATCTACTACTTTAAAAAATGATTCAAAATCTTTAATTCTATTAATTTTCACTCTTGTCCTCCTTATCTTTTATAAACAACTGAAAATCATTAGCTTCACAACAAGCTGCTTTATATAGAGTAGCCATAGAAAATACTTCTCCTGGCTGGAATCTATCTACTTCTTTGTATCTATAACAGGATTCTTTTTTAGGACAATCCACTAACTCTCCTGCACAGAAAGTAATATCGTGACTAAACGCCATAATACCCGCCTCCCATCGGTTCATTAATAAATTCATCTATTGATCTATAGTCTTTAAGCATAGCAATTGCTCTACATAAGATGCCTTCTATTTCACAATATTGAGCGCTATCAGCAATATCTGATAATCTATCAATCACCTGTGTAATTGTCATATTCTTATATGATGGCTCTTTGTATTCATCCATATTTATACCTCCTAAAAATCAAATTTCTTGTTACATAATTCATCTAAATCATCCATAAGATAAGTTTGTCTATGGATAATCTGTTCTTTAGTAATTGCGTATTGCAGAGCCTTAGTCTGAGCACATAGTATAAATTTTTTACTGGCTCTAGTAATCATGGTGTATAAGAGTTCTTTATTAAGCATAATAAACATTGAAAAGTCTATTCCTCCAATAACTGTATCAAACTGACTTCCTTGAGCTGAATGACAAGTTATTGCATATCCAAGCTCTATATAAGGAGCATGTGATTTAGGTACTTCTACATAGCCAATTCCTTGAAAATCTATCAGGATATAATCATCTTTTATATCTTTTATGATGCCTAAGTTTCCATTAAAGATATCTACAACTGAACCATCAGAATTAATTATCTGGTACTTATTCTGTTTGTTTATAACTTTATCTCCTACTTTTAATACCCATTGAACTACTCCACTTTTCATAATTTTGTATTGCTTTTTTGATTTGGGGTTGTATATCTGTTGAGCTATATGATTTAAAGAAGCTACTGAAGACACTCCTTGTTTACAAGGAACAATGATTTGCACATCCAGAATAGATTTAGCATGTTTGATTTCTTCTTTAAAATACTGCACTATATTATGATATGTATTAGATTTATCAGTATAGCAATTAAGAATCATGTCCTGAAGTTCACCTCTTGTTTCTTCTCCAGTCCACCCATCAGAAGTTAATTGTTTTCCTTGTCTCACTCGAATACTTTCAGTAATAATCGCTGATTTCTGAGCTTGTCTATGAATTTTATCAAGGAAAATTGAAGATATATATTTAGATTCAAGCATATCAGCAGCTACTGCACAGGAACCTATAGATTCTAGCTGCCCCACATCTCCAATAAAGATTACTTTTGTTCCAGTAGCACACGCTTTCAGTAATTGCTTAAAAAGATAACCATCAATCATAGACATTTCGTCCACTACAATAATGTCATAATCTAAAGGATCATACTCATAGTCAAATGGTGTTCTTGGATCTCCATATTTGAGTTTGAGTAACTTATGAATTGTTTGACTTTCTTTACCAGAAGCTTCACTAATTCTCGCCGCAGCTCTTCCGGCTAAAGCTACTGTTACACTTTTATAATCTTGCAGGATAGTAAGAATACCATCAATAATACTCGTCTTACCTGTTCCGCCGTAACCGGAGATACAGCATAACTGATTATCGAGAACCATTTTAATACCCTCAAGCTGTTGCTCTGTATAATCCCATCCTTGAGCTTTTTCTTTCTTTTTAATTATCTCTAGCCAGTTACTATACTTAAATTTATTAGGGGCATTTTTTAATCTTACTAAATGTTCAGCTATCGAATATTCTAAGTCATAATACCATTTCAATCCTATCTTAGTTTTTTCTTTATTCCATACAATCATTTGGGAATCTTGTAAATCATGTATCGCTTCAGCGATATTCAAATCAGGTACTTCTTCTCCTATTTTATCTATTAACTCTTGCATGATTTCTTCTGAATAACTAAATGATTTTCCATTCTCTCCTTGATTCCTTAGAAACATTTTAATACAAGTTTCAATCCGATCTATACCATAAGGATCAGCTCCATTCTGCAGTGCTATATCATCGGCTGTTTTCCAACCTATCCCTCTTATGATTGTCAAATCATATGGATGATTTTTTACTACATCAACGGCTTTATCTACATCTTCATGATAGTATTTAATAATCTTTTCTATCAATTTATCAGTAATAGAATATCTGGCTAAATCAATATAAGCTTTGTGTTTGTCATAAGTATCATTAAATTTCTCAATCCACTTAGTAGCTACGTTAGGGCCACATCCTTTAATTTTTGTAAGTTCTTTTACGTTCCCTTCTTTTAAAGCTAAGTAAGGATTATCTAAAGTCTCATACATTCTTTGTACATGTTTGGGGAATAGTTTGCAGAGAATATATTTTTGACCTCTAATATCAGTTTCAGCTAAATCATTATTCATAGAGCTTTCAAGAATACTAATTTGCTCTCCCCAGGTGGGGCTGTAGTCCATTTCACCTTTTATGTCGTAAACTTTTCCTATAATAGGCGTATGAATATTTCCTTTAATACAATATCTCATGCCTTTTGTAAGATTTCCTACAGTTATTTCTCTCACTGTTGCATAAAATATGCCCCAGTGAGTAGAATCATTATAGTATTTTTGCTCTTCTAAAAGACCTTTGAACTGTACCTGTTCAACTACAGTTTCTATTATCCTTCACCAACTTTCTTTCTATCTGTTTGAGCCAATATTGTTCCATCATTGTAAATTTCCTCAATTCTATTAGTTGTATGAGTATAAACAGTGTCTGGATATTTCATAATAACAAATTGATCTTCACGCCTATAACCACAAACAATGATTTTAGAACCTCTTTTAAACCAAGACTCTTCCAGAACTTTTTTCTTGCCTGCAGGTGTCTGCTCAGAAATTCTTTTATTATAATAACTATACTGACCTTTGTTATATTTACAGGTTACGACACCATGGTTAGTCAGCAACGACACCAAATGTTTATTATTATCAGAGTCTAAAACAGTTCCAGCTAATCGAAATATTTTATATTTAGGAAAATGTTTAATTTCTCCTCTAACTCTTCTTGTGGTATGCTCATACACTTCAGGAATCTTTGGGAGTGAATTATAATCAACCACTCCATACTTTGGCTCATTCAAATTCCACAACTCATGCCGATCCGGGTAATAGCTTAATGATTCCATATCCCATTGTTCTAATGATCCAGATGCATAAGATTCCATTGTTGAGTCAAGTTTTTTCTGGTTATATAATTGAAGTGTCTCAGGTAAAGCCATATAATCTTTCAATGGTTGGATAAGAGCATCCCATTCTTTATTAAAGAGCTTCTCTGAAATAATTACTCCATCCTCCTTTGTACCCACAATACATGTATTAAAGTGCTCCATCAAAAATTCTGTACCTCTTTCATCAAGAGCAAAATATCTGTCATGATATCCTTTTTTAGGTACCTTTTTTCCTTCATCTATTATATTTTTTAAAAAGAAACTCTCATGTAAAGCATACGCTTTGAAATTCTTGATTCTAATCATTGTTTCCATCTCTTTTGGGAAGATGTCATATTCTAATGCTGAGTTAAACTGCTGCATAGTCAGCTTATCTATAGGTGTAAATACATTACGAGAAAGAAACTTTTTCATTGTTTCCATGCGATCTGGAGAATCAAGTTCATTGAAACAACCAGCTTTAATTAGAATAATCATTTTAGCAGTACCAATAATCTTAGTGTCTACCATACGTTTACAGAAATCTTCAAATGAACTATAAGGCTGATGCTCTACAATGGCACGAGCTATATCATCACCTATTCCACAAAGTCCTTTAAAAGAGAAAATAATACGATTGTTCTTTTCATCTGGGACAAAGGAAAACTTTGCTTCATTGATAAGAGGTCTGTCTACTATGATTGAACGCTGCTTAAAATTGGCTATTGCTTTCGCAATTTTCCCATATTGAGTGGACTTATTATCATCAAGCTCTTCGTTGGCTCCGGCATTGATAATTAAACATGCTGTATTCCAATAGATAATTGGATAGTGATATCCTAAATTCAACTCTTGCAAACCAATACAGGAATAAGGGAAAGTGTGGTTTTTAGAAAATGAATCGGTGTACCGCTACTTTCGTAGTATTTGTTCGGACTAGACTATCTCTTGAGTGACTGTATTAAATAAATCTTTGTCCACATATTCCCATTTAAACCCGCCAGCTGAGTCTCTATTCCCTCTACATACTTCTCCTATATTTTATTGAGGAATGTTTGTAATCTCACCAGCAATTTTTATACTTCGAAAAATACTCAAAATATTATTTTCATCATCAAGCAATGCTACAGGTCTTAGTGCTTTTTCAACTGACTTTTTCTGATTTAATGCTGTTGATATTTTCCGTTTTTTACTATCTTTATTAATCAAACCTGTACGAGAGGCATGAAGCATATTTTCTTTTCTGTCAACCCATTCCAAATTTCCGTCTTCATAATTATTTTCTTTGGTCCCTGCAAAATTGAAATCTTTCCTATGTCCATCTTTATGATTTACTTCCGGTAAATTTCGAGGATTCGGCAAAAAAGCTTTTGCTACAACCCTATGAGTCAAATCTCTTTCTGTTCCAAAACTTACTCTCGTATATCCGTTATTTGCTTTATGAGGATGAAATATTTTTTCAGTATAATGCTTGGTTCTTCCTAAACTATCTGTAATATCTCGTTCTAATCTTTTAATGTCTCCATAATTGGATACTTGATATTTTCCTTCCCATCCTTCAATATCCTTCCATTCTTCCATCGTAACCTCCAGAGCACAGTCACCCTATCCTTGCGCTTCCCAATGTGCTAATCTCATCAGTACTAATAGTCGTTACACCCGATTTAACTTGGCACGGTATTGGCATTATCAGCGTCCACCGTTAGCCCGTAAAAAGTACGGACACCGTTTTTGCATACGTTCACAAGGTTTTACTTGAGCCGTATTCAACCCAAGCTGCTTTCCTATAACTTCTTTCCAGATATAGTTCAGCAGATTCTCTGAAGTTCCAATCTCTTTGCCATGTTCAAAGAACATCTTTTTCATAGCTTCCTGCAGTTTTTCATCTTTTTTAGCAATACCTTTTCTTAACTTATTACTCTGTGTAACATTGAATCCTGAAATATGATCATCCATAGAAATTTCCATTACAATTTCCTGTGTATCTCCTACTCCATATACAGGTAATAGATATTTCTCTAATATTTTTATTTCACTTTCTGTCAAACGGTACTCATCTCTCATGCATTTGTACCATTCATTAATATCATTCTTATACCTAATATAAGTGTCAATGGGCTGTTCAGCGCCTTCTCCTGATACCATAAGTCTCATAATTGAGTTCGCAGTTGCAAGCTCTACTAAGGAATGGGGTTTGATTCGTTTAGCTGCCTGAAGCCCAACTGCAGTATCAAACTGAAAGAGATCTGTCACATCATTCTTTGCAACCATATCCCACATTTCTTTAGTATCATAATCAAGTACATCTGGATGTAAATATTTATTATATGTAGCTCTCAGTGATCCTTGCCATTTCATATATCCCGCATCAATTAGCAAATTCATACAAGTTCTAATCTTATCTAATGCCTGAATGGTTAAGAAATCCATTTTAAGACCAGAACAATAATCAGAATCTTTCATATTAAATTGAGTGATATAAATACCGTTTGGAGCTTTCATCCTAGCATTGTGAGCCAAAAAATCTTCATTAAACAAATATACTGCTGAAGCATGTATACTTCTTCCACATATAAGCCCTTCAATAGTCATAGCCGTTTCTAAAAGTTTGTCGTATTTTTTGACTTCATTTGCAAATTCAGTTTGTCTCTGACGTTCTTTCTCTTCGTTCCCATAAAGACAATCATGCAAACTCCAAGTTTGACCTCTGGTAACAGGAATAAGATTAGATAAATACTGAGTGATATCTGAATCTAATCCTAATCCTCTACCAGCAGTAATAATAGCTGATTTACTACCCTCTGTTTTAAAAGTACTACAATTAAGTACTTTTCTTTCACCTCTGCGACGTTTCACAGCTTCAATGATTTTTAGTCTTCTATCTTGCTGTGTGTCGATATCTACGTCACTGAGTTCAACTTTTTCATGGGAAATATGTCTCCAATGAGGCAGTCCCCACTGTAAAGGATTCATCTGAGTAATGCCAATGAGATACATTGTAAACATTCCTGTTACTGAACCTCTGGCTACACCCACTAAAGAATCTCCTTCTTCCCACATAATATTAACCAACTCAAGTGTTGATATATAATAGGAAGAAATACTTGTACCAAGCTTTTCAGTAACAAGCCACATTTCTTTTAATTCAACTTCAATTCTATCTAAAGTCTCAAAAAATTTTACTTTACCGAAAGTAGTATAAGGAATCTTTTCATAATATCCATCTTCTATCAGTTTTAATAAATATCTATCATAAACATTATCACTATGAGCGAATTTAGATATGTATTCATAGCGATCATAATAATTGCCAAAGAAATCACTTAACTCAAAATCAGGGATGTCAGCTCCAGGAACAATAGTTGGACAATACAAATCATACTCTTCAACCTTCTCACCAATCTCCAGAGAACACTTCAATGCATCTTCCACTTCTTCATACCCAAGATAATCCATCCTCTGATGAATTTGCTCATTGGTCATCATCCAAGTTGATTCATAGAAATCACCTAACTCTCTTTCTTCATCATCGCGACTATTAAGATAAGCAGCATGAATTTCTCTATCCTCTTGTTTCAAATAGTGAACATCACAGGCAATAGTAGCTTTTATTCCTAATTGATGCTTTAATTTTACAATCTCTCGATTCAACTTTATCTGTTCTTCTGACAGTCCCGGTTGCATTTCCAAGTAAAAATCTTTACCAAATAACTGCTGGTTCCAGAGAAGAAAATCCATATAATTTTCTCCTGCTAATAGAGACTTGCCTAATTCTCCTCCTAAACATGCTGTCGTTGAAATCAGATGTCCAGGATTAGATTTAACTACATGTTCCAGATCACTTTTCAATGTAGGAACACGTTCCATCCTTCCTGTATAAAAACTGTTGTCCCATGCTAATGAACTAAGTTCTCTTAACTGCTTATGCCCTATTTCATCTTTAGCCAGAAGAATATAATGATAAAATGGAGAATCACAAGACTTCTTTCCATCTTCTGATATATTTAATTTGTCAACTAAATATATTTCATTACCAAGTATTCCTTTGAAATCTTCCGGCAGTTCACCGGAAGACTTCATGGATTTAATTGTTTGAATAAATCTCACATGACCAGATACAGACTCATGGTCAGTGATAGCAACTCCTGAAAGTCCAAGAGATGCAGCTTGTTTTATTAATTGAGGTACTTTTACGATGCAGTCCAACATACGAAGCTGACTAAATTCTGTATGCGCATGTGTCTCTATTCTCACTAGAACACCAACTTTCTCTTAGTTTCTTTCTTTATTTCTTGTCCATAAGGATTAAGTACTGCAAATGATTTTTTCTCAGGTGTCCATAAGCTATGATACTGACATAGACCAGAAAACTTAGGATCAGCATTTGGGGAAGTGCTGTGGAATGGACACCAGTAGCATAATGGAGTTGGTTTGGGAGGATACTCGCCTTTAATTTCCATTTCATCCATTTCATTTAACACCTTGTCCAGTTTCTTAATTCCTCTGTTAAGATAGCCTTTGGTACATACACCTTCGTCAGCTCCTTGAATAGCATCTATAAGAATAAAATCATACACATGGTCTGTTGCAGGCTGTCCATATAAATGAATACATGCCAGATCATAAATTACATGTTGCATAGGTGTTTTTATATCTGCATCTCTAAACACGGCCTTTGAGGATTTATAGTCAGTAATCCTTAGCTGCTCTTTTGCATTCTTATCCACTCTATCAATAAAACCATGTATAATAACTCTGTCGTCATATACAAATTCAAATCTCTGTTCTACTGCTACGGGAGTCCACTCTTTACTATCAATCCTAGATGGTAATACTTTGTTATAAAAGATATCCATCTTTTCTGAATAGTTCATACCTGACTTACTATCAGCAGTAAAAAACTCATCAAAATATTTCTTTTTGAGGTCTTTTATACCAAGAATGTGATTATCCGACTTCTCATCAGTCTCTAAATAGCCCTCTTCTGTAATGCTTTTAAGATAGTCATAATCTACTGTCTTACCTTCCATTATCATTCTTCCTTTAAGCTCTAATGCCTTATGTAAAATAGAACCAATTTCCATAGGAAGAGACGATTTCTTTGAAAAGTTTTTGTCTATATACTTTAATTTGTGGCTCAGTGGACAGTGATCAAAGTTACTCTCTTTACTGTAGGAGAGATAAGGTAACCCCTTATCCTCCTCAGTTACTTGTCGGATTTTCTGACTGATTTCAGTCAATTAATGCCTTTCTATACATAATACGTTCCCTCCAACGTGATATCTTCCATAGTTATTTCTACTTTGTCATCAAGCAGTTTTAATAATGTTTCTTTGCCTTTATCTGTAGGCGCATCCTTATAATCTAACACCCCATCTTTATCCCATAAGATTGATACTTTACAATATGGAATAATCGGACGTATTTTCTTAAATAATTTATTTTTGTACAGCTCACCGTCCCATCCATACGGATCCTTATATTCTTTGTCAAAACCAAGAATTAATTCTTCTATCTTCAAATAATCGAGTAGCAATTTGATTTGTTCATCTGAAATTTCACTGCCACATACAGCTAAAGAAAAGTCATCATCACCAAAATACGAATGATTTTGCATAACTCCTTTCTCAGACTCAAGTAGTAAACATTTCCTACAAGTCTTAATCTTATTCTGGTTAATATGAATACCATAAAGATTATGTGATAACTTGTGGCTTAGAAATTTTCCTTCTATATTAAGAGGTACATATTTTCCAATGTTCTCTACGTCTTCTTCATCGAGATATCTTCCTCTTATACCAATAAGATTTTGATGTCTATCTCTATGAGGAATAACTATTTGATTTGTATTACCCCAATAAGATATTTCAAATGTAGATAACGTCTCTCTGGAAATATGGTCGTTTAAAAACACTTCATGAGGAGTATATTCAAACATTTCTAATACATGCTCATCTATAGGTTCACAGTCTATAATGTCTGTAGATTTGTTTTTCCCAAACTTCTTGAGCCACGACATATCACATATATGTTTTGGTCTCTCAATATGTTCAACAGCTTTCATATCTATTTGATTAGCAATATAAGATACCGCCTGATACCAAGTATAAGTAATCCCTTGTACTCTTTTAGCTCTGATTACTAATTCAAAAATAGAGAATGATTCGCTACATGAGGTGTAGCAATGAAATGTTCTTCCAGAATACTGATCTGTAGGTTCATGATAGTAATAAAGCTTATAACTATCGCCACCATGACAGATTGTTTGAAAGATAAGATTCCCAGATGAGTCTGTTCTATATCCTTTTGATCCTAAATCGGTAACTATCTTGATTACCTGTTCCTTTGTAAGAGCCTTTAATATTGCATTTTTATCATAGTAAGGCATCAGTACACCTAAAAATCAAATGGCATTGATCCCAATAAAGTACTCGTAGCTTCTTGTTGCTCATCATCAGTAATCTGGATATCATCAAGGCTCTCAGAATGTTCCTCAATTACTTTCTCAATTTGAGCTACAGCCACTTCAGTTTCGATCAGGTTATAATAGTTGTCTGTAATAAATAAATCTTTAGTTCTACCAGTAGAGAGATCAGCATATTGCCATAAACGGATTTTTGTCAGTTTTCCTCTTCGTACTTTATATATGTGTCTTACAAGATTGGGTATTGGCACTCCATACATATTGTGCATAAGTTTCTTTACACACTCTAACTCTGCACTTGTTGGCCTCAGTGAAATTTCACCTAAGTCAATTCTATCTGCTAGAGATTTTGCACCTCTTAACATTGTTTCGTCTTTAATCTGACTATCTTTGTATGTACCATTTAACTGAGTCATTGTTAGAATAAAGATATCCAATTTCATAGCCAAATTCTTAAGAGTGTCCATGAATAAGAACAAAGTCTGATCTTCTCTCAATTTCATTCCTTTACTCATAGAAGCAACTTCAGCAATTAATTTAGCTGACATATGTATATAATCGAATACGAAATAATGACATCCTTTTTCTCTCTTATAAGTTTTAATGATATTTGATATATCTTCTATACCAAAATCATTAATAATTTCTATATATAAAGGATAAGTAGCAATATATTCAATAGCTTTATCTACTCGTTCTTCCTCATCTCCTTCATAGTCTCCATCAAGAATCTTGTTCTCTGGTACTCCGGAAACGTATGCCATAATGATAGTCTGTACTTCGTCTTCCTCTAACTCAGTAGAGATGAATAGAGATGGTTCCTCACACCCAGTGTAAATCCATTCTTTTTTATCTGTATCATAGAAATAAGGGATTGAAATATTACAGATATCTGCCAATGCAGTCCTTGTCTTTCCTCCACCAGAATCAGCAGAACGAAGATAGACCTTTTTAAG